GTCAACTAGGAATACCCCTTGACATCTAGGGCATGATATGGCAAAGTAGGGCATAACAGGAGGAAGCAATGCCCACCAAATTGGCGCAAATCGTTGCCTACGTTAGCCCAGCCACGAAAGAGCGAATCAAGAAAGAAGTCGAGAAAGAGAAAGATAGCCGCATCACCATCAGTTCATACGTAGATACCGTCCTCCGCAAGCACTTCAAGAAGTCAACCTAACCAAGGAGGCATCCCATGTCTCAATTCTGGTTTGACGTGCTGATAGTCGCCCCGCTGTTCTGGTTCGGTCTCATCGGGTTCTTTAGCTACGTGATGATTAGCGGCATGAGGGGAGGGAGGTGAAAGAGATACCGCTCAATAAGGGGTATGTAGCTCTGGTCGATGACTCCGACTACGAGGAGTTGTCTAAGCGTAGATGGTTCGTTCATGGACCAAGCGACAACAATTACGCAGTAACAACTACTGGCACTGGCGGGAAGCACGTATACATGCACCGCTTACTTCTGCCATGCGACGACCCAGGGCTTCAACCTGATCACATTAATGGCAATCGCTTAGATAACCGCCGCTCAAATCTTCGCTTGGCTACACGCTCACAGAACAACATCAATAGAGGGCCAGGACGGAACTCAACAACGGGGATCAAGGGCGTTCATTTTTGTCGGGCCAGAAAGCGGTGGAGAGCGGCAATTAAGTGCAATCGCAAGTTTCATCACATCGGTTACTTTTCCGACCCAATGCTAGCTGCGATGGCATACGACAAGGCTGCGCGAGAAATGTTCGGTGAGTTCGCATGGACCAACTTTCCCAAGGAGGCTATATGAACGATTACGCGACGGACAAACGTACCCGTTGGGTGAGGGAAGCTCAGGAGATGGCCTGGGTGGATGTGATTGAGGCTAGAGACTTCTTCTTAGTCTGGGTGCTCATCAATTTGATCTTGGCGATTCTAATACTGGCATGAGTAATGGGATGGGCGGCGTGGTAGGACACGCACTGGTAGCGCCCCTAAGCAAGGTAGCGCCTTTCAAGCTGCTAGTCGGTGAGGTTGCCCCAAATCCGGCCCCATCCCTATTCCACGGTTGGTGCTTATCCGCTGAAAGCACCTCGCTGTCCGACAGCAGCGATCAGGAGAGGTCACGGCTTCTTAGTGTTACCTCACCCGGTCCATTAAGGAGCCGTACCTTCTAAGGGAGGAACCATGTGGGATCTCGAGGACATTGGATTCTTCTGCTTTAGCGTGGGGGTGGTTGTATTTTTCATCGGCCTGACACTGACAGCGGTGACGTTCTTCGCTGTGCTGTTCTGGAGCGCAATAAAGATGATCGTGGCTCTATGAGTGAGAAGCCTGTTACTGATCGCAAGTATCAGCAAGCGCGACGGCGTAGTGCTCGCAAGAATGCCATGAATAAGTTAGCCAGAAATGCAGTGAAGAAGCTGACAAAGATTCATGTCCCAGGGCTTGGAGTCCTGAAGGAGAGTCCAGAGGGCGAATTTACAGATGAGGAGTAACGCCATGAAACCCATACAGACCTATTACTTCAAGGACCGTGTTGCTCAGATATGGCCATCAGCGCACCTCTGCCGCTGCAAGACTATGCATGTGATGTTTTACAACGTAGGCGGCGTTACCTACTGCCCGAACTGTATTAAGGAGGAGCATGATTCCGCAGCCAATAATTAGGTTTGAGGTTGAGCATCTAAAGCACTGCATCTTGCACGCCTTCTCTGAGTACGCCTTGTCTTTCGATAAAGATATTAAGGAGGCCATCAATAGGTTCTGCAAGCCAGAAAATATCCAGCGGATTATGAACGAGGCGGTACGGGAAACGATGGAGCAGGCCATCAATGATGAGGTCCAATCGTTCTTCCGCTTCGGCAAGGGCCGTGAGGTTATCAAGAAAGTTATAACCAAGAACTTGGAGGAATCTTACCTATGAATGCCTTGGCTAAGGCCCGTCTGTTAGTCATTCTATTGCTCCTCGGCTGGTTATTCTCGGTCTTATACGCCTTGCTCTACATGGGGGTGCGCTGATGCCTAATGGTAGCAGATGGACGGATCATTGCCTGTCACAGTTCAGACGCTATTCAACAAACATACGGGCTGAGTTATTAGCCGACGCTCGACTGGCAGCCAAGAAGAACCCGATTACCCCTGAGCATGTGGACTGGTTACGGGAACAGATGGTGATACAGAACAGACTGCGATACGAGATTAAGTCACATCATGCGGAAGGGGGCTTCAATGGGACGGCCGACTGAAGGCTACAAGATTGACGGTGAGCGGGTGCCGGGAGTGACCACTGTTATTAGCCGCTTCAAACCTTCCGGTGGTCTCATCCACTGGGCATGGTGTCAGGGTCGTGATGGGAAGGACTATCGGGAAACCCGTGATGCTGCGGCTGATGCTGGCACCATCGCGCATGACTTAGTTGAGACTGACATTTATGGAGCACAAATGCCATGGGACTAGACAAGCGTATTGCCGGTGTCATGTCGAAGTACAAATGTTCTGAGCAGACTGCTATCCAAGCACTAGGAGCCTTTGATGCCTACAAAGAATGGAAAGCCCAAACTAGCCTTGACGTTGCGGAAGCTGAAATCAGTCTCGTCTCAAATGTCCATCGCTTTGGAGGGACGCTTGACGCTCTATTCGTGCGAGGCGCTCTGGCGCTCGGGGATTGGAAAACAAGTAACTCCGTCTATGCCGATTATCTCATTCAGCTTGGAGCCTACGCCATCCTCTGGGAAGAGAACTATCCAGATCGGCCAATTACGGGAGGCTTCCATCTCCTTAGATTTAGTAAACAGGAACGTCAAGATGATCCTGTATCCTTCGCGCACCACTACTGGTCAAACCTCGACCTAGCCAAAGAACAGTTCCTACTGTACCGCCGTGCTTACGACATTGATAAACGATTGACCAAACTCGTCTAAGGAGGACGCATGGAATTAGAAATGTGGCAGAGCAGTTCAATCAAGGAACTAGTGACAGCGATAGTCAAGGCGCAGCTGGCCATGAAGCCAGCGAAGAGAGAATCAAATAATCCATTCTTCAAATCCAAGTATGCCGATCTGCATGAGTGCTGGGAGAAAACCAATCCATTCAGAGAGAACGGTATCGCCATTATTCAATGCCCCATGCCTAGTGATGAAAAGACGATAGCCATTGATACAGTCATGGCGCATGGCCCGAGCGGGGAGTGGATGCGAAGCCGCTTGCTCATGCCGATTGCGAAGATTGATCCCCAAGGCGCAGGCAGTGCCATCACCTACGGCCGGCGCTATGCCTTGGGCTGCATGACTGGCTTAGTGACCGATGAGGATAACGACGGGAACATACTGAAACGGCAGGAGGACGGCGCTAGGGCGACGCTGGGAGAGGGGGCTAGCCTCTCCACGAAGCGGGGCTTTGGATACCAGAAAGCTAGCGATGCTCCTGCCCCAATAAAGCCAGAGAACGGACCTGTAACGCAGCTGCCTCCTGCTGCCGTTGCCCCTCCACAAGCACAGGATAGCTCTGGCCCCTATATCGTCAAGATTGGCCGGCAGAAGAATGAGCCGGTGAATGCGCTCTCTAATGAGAACTTAAACTGGGTGCTCAACTACTACCTCGACAAGATCAGAGACATGCCGAACAGCAAATACATGAGCGAATGGGAAGAAGCCGTGTTAGCCCTGCAAGCCGAGAAGGACGAGCGCACCGATTATAACCGGGAGGCCGAGGATGCGATGCCCCAAATGTAGTGGCTTAATTGTCCTGAATCATGATGAATGGCTTTGCCTGAACTGCTCATATCGGCCGGCCAATGACGTACGGCCGCAAGTCCGTGTGCGGCTCTCCTGCTACTACTGTGGGCATTACCCACCGGACCTCACCTTGAGCAATCTAGCCTGCACGCTTTGTCACCATCGTCAGATGAACTACAAGCGCAAGAAATTGGTGTGGGTGGAATGTGAATGAATACGACGCACTTAAGGAAGATACTCGTTGGGCGATGGAGAAGTTTATTGCTGAGGCTATCGTGTTGAGCGTGGAGCGCGGCTACAACTTAGACGAGGACCAAGACTATCAACGTGCCCAAGCCTGGTTAGAGGCCAACAAATGACGTTTAAGCTCATGGGTCAGCTCCCCAGTGGGAAGAACCGTATCATTGTGACCCGCTCAGGCCACAGATTCCCCGATCCCAAGTCCCGATTCCCTAAGTGGCGTGATGAGGCCATGAAACAGATATTCACGCAGATTGCTGACAAGCCAATGGTGGTTCATAAGTGCAAGCTCGTTGTTGATTATGTACCTGGGGATGCTCGAGTCAGGGACTGCGCTGGAATGATTGATGCGCTTTGCCATGTGATGGAAAAGGCCAAGGTTATAGAGAACGATGGCCTGATCCGCGATGTGGAATGGCATGAGTTCCCCATAGACCGTGAGCATCCTATGGCGGTGGTGACGGTGAAGAGGCTGTAATGCCACTCATAGAGTTTAAAGGTTTTTATTTCGATTGCGATGATGAGCAAGTGGTGGAAGGCGTTGCGCTAGGCACCTACTACAGTTTCATTGATAAGAGGGCAACCTTCGCCATGTTCGATGTCAAGGATGAGGATACGGTGTTGCTGCCGTTGGAGAACCTATGACCGCTAACGCCTTTGTCTATCTGATGATGACGCTCAATGCCTGTGCCTCCATTGCCTATGTCTGGCAGGGGGACTGGGTGAAATCGCTGTATTGGGCCTGTGCCTTTGGATTGAACTTCTGCGTGGTCCAGATGAGGGGATGAATGGCACAACGATTTCTGATCGTAAAGAACTTTGAGAAGTACAATCCCGGCTCTACCCGTTCCTATCCATGGATCAAACTCTACCGGGACATGCTCCTTGATGTGGACTTCCTCCAGCTAGATGTGACCAGCCGTTACCTGTACGTTTGCCTGCTCATCCTTGCGTCAGACCATGCTAACAAGATACCCATGAATGTGTCTTACCTGTCTCACCGTTGTGCCATGGATGTGTCAGAAACTATGTTAAAGCCGCTATATCGCTCAGGGTTCCTGCAAGCATCTCGCAGTACAATTGCACGCCTAGATAAGAATAAGAGTAGAGAAGATCAAGATGTAGATATAGATGAGAGCTCGGCTACGCCGCCTAAGCCTCAACTGTCACGACGAGAGAAGTTGGAAGTATTCAGCCTCACTGATGAGGACCGAGAATGGGCAACCGATAAGCTCGGCATTACCAACCCTGATGACTACGTGGATGAGTTCAAGGACTACTGGCGAGCGGAGCATGACAAGAAACTCAAGGGCGATTGGCAAGCTACGTTTAGAAACCGGCTGCGATGGCTCAAGGATAATAACAAGCTCAAGGCGAACGTATGGGCATGACGCAAGAGGTTTTCAAAGTTGAATTTAAGCGGCTCTGTGAGGGCTTTAGCTACCAACCTCGGCCGGCACAAGTTGCAGCGTTCTACGACCGCTTACAGCATGTCCATGAGGCTGATTGGCGGGAGGCTGTGACCGATTTACTCTGTGCACCGTACTTTCCAAAGACGATTGATGTGATGCTCGAGGCTGTAGAGAAGCGAGCAGATCAGCGTAGGAGAGGCGCTGTGCACCGTGAGCGTGTCCAGGCTGAGCGCATTGTCAATGCCGTATCATTACGCGAGGCCATGCAGGATAAGCCTGAACTCATGGCCCCACTGAAACGCATTCTAAACCTATAAGCGATTAGGCATGACCAGCGTGGGGGAATTATGAACGAAGAACAAGCTGAGAATATCATGAAGTATTTACAGGATGAGTCATGGAGTTACGTCGGTTTCCAGAAGAATGAAATGCTTGGTCAAGTGCTGATAGACGGCTACTTCACTGCTGAACAGCTTGAGGCGATTGCGTGGCGCTTACGGAACCCTAAGCCATGAATCCCCGGCCCATCACCGCGTATATTATTCAGCACTGTGTGGTGTGTAAGAACGCCGCAGTACGAGTGCCAGTCAATGCCACCATGAGCCGGCCGATCTGCAAGTGGTGCGAAGCCAAGGAGGGACGCGATGAGTTATAAACAGTTCTTAGCGTTGTTACTGAATCAGCCGAAACGCATTGCGAATTGGCGGCGTATCAGCACTATGCTTGGGCATAAACCAGCAGCGGGGAATCCTGTCGGGAAGGAGGGACGCGATGAGTGAGATATTGAGCGATCAACAACTGTGTGAAATAGAGTTTGAGAACGCTGGTAACTCAGACATGGAAGAACTGATCGCCTCACACCGCGCCCTGCACAGCCAGGCTCAGGAGTGGGAGCGGAAGTATCATAACGCCATCGCAGGGTATGAGACGTTCATGGCTGATGCGAACCGCGACCGAGACACACTCGAAGCCGTCTGCATGGAACAGCGCGGCATGATTGAGAAGCTGCACAGCCAGGTGAGGGAGTTGGAGGCTGACCGTAACAAGTGGAAGCGTATTTGCGAAGGCAATATCCAAGACATTTGCGACTTTGAGAAGGAAATGGAAGAGAAGCATGGCATGGAATTTAGCGATGATTACGGTGGCGTGTGGCATGGCGATGCTGTGACGAAGAAGATCAACGAATTACAGGCCAGAATCACGGCTTTAGAGAATGAATTAAAAGAGAAGGACAAGCATGAATCTCGATGAGTTGAAGAGATTTAAGGCTAAATACACGGTCCAGGGTGAATGCTGGATTTGGCACGGATCGAAAGTTGGTTCGAGGAATACGGACTGTTTTTATGGGCAATTCTGGGCATCAAAGAAAACTTGGCTTGCTCATCGCGTCTCTTATGAACATTTCAATGGCCCAATTCCTGACGGATGGACCGTTGACCACTTATGCAGAACGACTCTCTGCGTGAATCCTGCCCATCTGCAAGCCGTGACATTGCGAGAAAACATTATGCGTGGCACTGGCCAAACAGCAATTGACTCACGGAAAACACATTGCCCGCAGGGTCATTTACTGGAGAGATTGAACGAGAAGCGCCGGTTCTGTCGGACTTGCCATCACGCTTCTGATGCTAGATGGAGAGCAAAGCAGAGAGGAAAACATGACTGATAAAGAGCGAATAGCGCAACTAGAGGCTGAGTTGGGCCAACTGAAGTTGGCGCTATGGTGTCCGTTATCGCTGTCCTGCTTTCTGTGTGGGCAAGGGCCATTGTTGCCGGAACAGTTAGCTATTCGCTGGCGCGATTCATTGCTCGGTATTTGCTTTTCCTGTCGCCACGCCCAGCAGCGCATCACGCAGTTGGAAGGGGCGCTGAAGCTGTGTGTGAGTGAGATTATGCAGAACATGAGTCTGCGGAACGAATACCAAGACTTTGATGAAGCATTGAAGCACGCCCAGCACGCCCTGACGCCTGGTGACTACCGCGAATGGTGCCGTGACCCGAAGCGGTGTGAGGATAAGAACTCATGCCCCAACGACCCAACGTGTGCGGATTAACCCCTAGAGAAAATAATGCTTGACAATTCTGTATAAACCCGTATGTCAGACGGGGTGAGTCACTTCATGTCCTCTTCCGAACTCAACAGACATCAACTGAAACGCAGCCCACGAGTCTATTACAGCACAGCCTTAGACAACAGACGGAACGTGAAGCAGCAGAAGAACACGAAAGCTGCCAAGCGAGGACTGCAACGGCTGAAGGAGTTAGGCTTGTGCTAATCCTTGGGACGATTGCCGGCATCATCGCCATTGTCCTCTTCGCCCTCTGGCTTGGGGAGCCATGACGCTGACTGATTACTTCATCACGGCGATGTGGTTCGTTATCAGTTTCGTCGCTACTCTTGCCACGCTCTACACGATCTTTGGCAATCCATGAGCACAGACATTATTACCAAACCTCTCGAGCCCGCGCATCTTAAAGACTCTTCTCTTTCTTCTCTTAATACTGTCTTAGAAGAAGAACCTCTTTCCGAAAGAGATAAAGAGACTTTTAGTCTTATTCAGCGTTGGAGAAACAGAGAGAAGTCATTACTAGAACTCTCCGAAGAGTTAGGAGTGACTAAGGAAGGATTGAGACGAAGAATAAAGAGTTGCTGTTATCGGTATAGCGGATCGAACTTAGTCTATAAAGAACTAGTCAGAGAAGTCGTTGTTGATAAGTTGATTGATGCTGAAGATAAAGTCATGGAAGCAGCAGAATCAGGGAACAACGTTGCTGCTACGTGTGCACATGTGATGCTGAAACATTCCGAATGGCTGGCAGAACGATTGGTGCCAGAGAAGTTCATTCCAAAGAAGCACATTGAGACAGATAATACCCTCAGACTGATCGTAGATAGGGGAGTAGAGCGTAAGCCCTTGATAGTCAACGACTCTCAGTGAACAGTATGCACTACACTGTCCAGAAGGCAGCATGAGTAAGAAGATCCTCAAGAAAAAATCTCTAGGTCTCAAGTCTCAGGGAAAAGACCCCCGGGGTTCAAAGGCAGGACGGGGTAGGGTGTTGAGGACTCCGACGCCTACGGCTTTACATCCAGTATATTCACCTCAGTTATTAGACTGGCTGGATCATACGTATCGCTTTTACCTTGGGGAGTATGGCTTACGGGAAGTCTCCCCCGGGGTCTTTGCGATTGTGGAGTCCCATGACTAAAGACACAGCCGAGGTGATGGAACCGAAGGTCTACACGTATCGGGGCCAAGTCATTTCAGAGATGTCCCGTGAGGAGTTAGTGGACGCCTTAACCGTGATGGCAAAAGCTGAGATTGACCGCCAGCTGAAGGAATCGGAGAAGTGGCTGCGGCTATGGAGTCTGGTGTAATGACCCCGATGCGAGCCATACGGGAGAAGTGTTTGGATTGTTCAGGCGGGTCAGCCAAGTCCGTGAAGGAGTGTGTCATCTGGACCTGTGCCCTGTACCCATTTCGCTTAGGCCGTAATCCGAATAGGGTTCCCCTCTCTGAGGAAAAACGTGCCCAGTTAGCTGGACGGTTTTCGGCAGGAAAGGCCATTGTTGGGGTAGTCCTCGGAGTGGTCCTGGCAGGCTGTGCCGGTCCCCAGATGCCGACTGAGCCCTTCCGCTGCTTTGATGCCTTAGGCAAGGAAGTTCCCTGTATCGAGGAGATGGACTGCCACGAGGAGTCGAAGGGGAAGGAGCTATGAAGCGGCTGGATTTGACGGGGCAGAAGTTTGGGAGATTGACGGCGCTAGAGCCATCCCGCTTCGATTCAAGGGCAAAGAAGCTCGCATGGCGGTGCCAGTGTGAGTGTGGAGCCATCCAATTCGTACATACCAATTCCCTTACAAGCGGCAATACCAAGTCCTGCGGATGTTGGGACCGTGATGTAGCCAGAGAGAGAATGAAAGGGAATACATTTACGCGGCGGCATGGTCATGGAACGCGAGCCGGAAAATCTCCCGAATACTACACATGGACAGGGATGAAGGCGCGTTGCCTCAATCCCAATGCACCCCGTTGGACCGATTACGGTGGGCGCGGCATTACGGTATGCGACAGGTGGATGACATTTGAGAACTTCCTAGCAGATATGGGGCCACGTAGATCCCTCGAGTACAGTCTTGACCGCATCGACAATAACGGCAATTACGAACCAGGAAACTGCCGCTGGGCGACTCGTTCAGAACAGCAACGCAATCGTCGGCGGACTCACAAGGAGGTGGCCATTGGCCATTAGCTCAAGTGATTTGCAAGCCCAATTAGGCACCAACCCCAATAACCCACAAGTCATTCGGGATTATGGAGTATGCGGGTCTGAACAGCATTGGCTGATTGCGGGCGGGACGGTCTACCCCGGACGGACCAAGTTCTGTCAGACGACAGCCAGTGATAATGCGGCGACCCAGAAAACCGCGATTCTGGCAGATTTAGCGGCAGGGCCGGCCTAGTGGAGTTTCAGTTCAATAGCGACAATCCCACCGAGGCTGAGATTGAGAAAGCCTTGGAGTCGATTACGCAGTTGGTGTTTCTGACGACCGATATGGCGCAAGCGATTCTGCGAGCGGCTGAAATCAGTGAATTAGAAGCGATGTGGAAGCGATGAACCACCTAGCACTTGAGCAGTGGCTTTTGCGGAAACCGTATTTGATCGGGACTGTGCAGCATCATTGTATGAAGCTCTTAGTCGAAGCCGAGATGAGGAAGAAGAAAAAGCGCTAACTACACACATCCCACGTCCGGGCTGATCCCCTGGGCGCGAGTTATCGAGAAGAGAACGGCGGTCTGGTTGCAACCCCAGGTCGCCGTTTTCTTTTTGGGACACAACAACAGGATCAACCACAACCAAGGAGGGGAAGCCATGGAAGTGCAAGTGTTTGCGAGTGATGAGGAGTATACGCCGTTGAACATTGAAGCCCTGACGCATGACGAAGCCTACGCCGTCTGTGAGCAGGTCGTCAGGATGGGGAAACGAGAACTGGTAAAGCGCATGGAGGTTGATGCCATTTGGCTCTCGCTACGGGCGAAGAATGTGCTGAAGCGGGCAGGGATCAAGGTTATTGGCGATCTCCTGCTGCCGATTGAGCAGATTCGCAAATTACGCGGTGCTGGGGAATTGGTGATGAACGAGATTGCCAAGGGATTGGAAGAATTGGGGTTGCCGTCAGCCAACTGGCGGCTCGCTTCAGTCGGGAAATACCAGAATTAATGGACATCAATCTCCCGAATAACTGGCAAGCCCGCTCCTATCAGAAACCCGCCTGGAACTATTTGTCCACGGGTGGGAAGCGAGCGGTTTTGGCATGGCCACGCCGGCATGGGAAGGACGATTTGTGCCTGACCCATATTGCCTGTGCCATGACTGAGCGAAAAGGCACCTACTGGTACCTCCTGCCGGAATACGCCCAAGCCAGAAAGTCCATGTGGGACGCCATTGATGAAGAACGGGGCTCACGCCGGATTGACCTCATTTTCCCTGAAGCCATCCGCACCCTCTACCGCGAACAAGAAATGATGCTGGGCTATTGCGGAAGCACGCTCCAATTCCTTGGCGCTGACAACTTTCACTCGTTGGTGGGCTCTCCTCCGGTGGGGGTGGGCTTTAGTGAATACGCCAGAACGGACCCATCGGCCTGGGCCTACATCATGCCCATCATTGAAAAAAACGGGGGGTTTGCCATGTTCAATAGCACCCCCTACGGCGACAACCACTTTAAGAAGTTTTGTGAGTACGCCGACAAGCAGATGACGGCCGGCAAAGATTGGTTCTACCAACGTCTGACCGCCGATGATTGCAACGTCTACAGCCGCGCTCAACTGGATGAGATTAAGGACCAACTCTGCGCCACCCACGGCGATGACTATGGGATGGCGCTGTTCCTCCAAGAATACTACACCGCCTTCGATGCCGCCATCCCTGGCTCCATCTGGGGCGATTGTCTGGACAAGGCGCGACGGGAAGGACGGATCCATCCGTTCGTCGTGGACCGCAAGTTGCCTGTCTATACCGGCTGGGATATTGGGCGGGCTGATGATACCGCTATCTGGTTCTATCAAATCCTACACGGCGAACTGCTGATCTTCGATTTCCACGCCTCGAGCCTCAAAGACATCGCGTTTTACTGCGACCTGTTGGAAGCCAAGCGGGACGAGTACGGCATTACCTACGCACGGCATTGGTTGCCCCATGACGCGAGACCGCGTGTGTTGGCCTCGGGTGCTGGCTCCATGTTGCAGCAGATGAATGAAGCCGCACGGCGTAACCCCAAATTGGGACAGTTTGCGATTGCGAAGCGGTTGGATAAGCAGGAGCAGATTCAGGCGGGTCGCGCCACACTGCCCATCTGTCGCTTCCACGATACCCGCACGGCCGAAGGGGTGAAGGCCCTCCGTCACTATCACCGCGTCTGGGATGAAGAGTTACGCAAGTTTGCGGATGTGGCGGTCCACGATTGGGCCTCCCATCCGGCCGATGCCTTCATGACCGTGGCAACCACCTGGAAACTCAGTCAACCGGAATCCTCAGAGTTGCCGATGGGCACCCGCCTGCTTGGTGGGAATCCTGTGAAGGAGCGCTGGGGGTCTTTCCTTAAGCGTCATCTGGACCGTAGGCGCAGCGAACGGGAGCTTGTGGCATGAGCGACGGGACAGACGAACGCAAACCGAATACCGACATCAAGTTTTGGCTGGAAGAGATTGCGGCGGCGAAAAAGCGCGAGAAGGACTACCGCAAAGGTGGGACTCGCGTGCTGGAAATCTATGACGGCACGAAAGCCAAAACCACGCCGTTCAACATTCTCTTTAGCAACACCGAGACGATGACGCCCGCGCTGTATAGCGCGACTCCGCGTCCCGTGGTGCAGCGACGGTTCAAAGACGAAGATCCATTAGGGAAGCACGCGGCCTTAGCCGGGAAGCGGGTGCTGGAGTTTCTCCTCGATACCAACCTCGAGGGCTACGACACGTATGACGCCTCCATGAAGCATGTGACGCTGGATGCCGGCCTGCCTGGTCGTGGCTGGGCCACCGTCAAGTATGACGCCGAGATGGGGGAGTACGAGCAGCAAGAAGGCGAGACCGAGCCCACACCCTATGTCAAGTCCGAGTTGGTGTGCACCGAGGCGAAGCAATGGGACCGCATCTATCACGGGTATGCCAAGAAATGGAACAAGGTGCCGTGGGTGGCCTATGAAGGCTACATCGACAAAGAGGAAGCGGTTGAGAAGTTTGGCAAGGACGTTGCCGGCAAACTTCGCTACTCCGACAACGATGAAGCGGAGTCCGACAAGGAATCCCCACGAACCAACGAGGAGAAAAGCCGTGGCGAAAAACGGATGGCCTGCTTCTATGAAATCTGGGACAAGGACGGCTGGGGCAATCAAGGTAAACGGAAAATCCTCTGGATCTCTCCCGGCTACAAAGACGGCTACCTCAAAGTTGCCGACGATGAACTTGGGCTCACCGGCTTCTTCAACTGTCCGAAGCCGCTCCAGTTCGTGGATAAGACGCATAGCCTCGTACCTACTGCACTCTACGCACTCTATGAAAATCAGGCTGAGGAACTAAACAAGATTCAACGGCGCATCAATCGCCTGGTGGAAGCCTGTAAAGCCCGTGGGCTGTATGACGGTGCGTTAGGCGGGGACCTCTCCAAGCTCTTCGCCGCCGAAGAAAACGAACTCATCCCAACTGAAAATTCTGCCTCACTCTCCGCTGAAAGGGGCATGAGTAACGCCATCTACTTCATGCCGCTTGACCAAATCCGGCAAGTGTTGATGGACCTCTACAACGCTCGGGAGTCCTGCAAACAAGTCATCTACGAAATCACCGGCATCAGCGACATTCTGCGCGGAGCCTCCAAAGCCTCTGAGACCCTCGGTGCCCAGGAAATCAAAACCCAGTGGGGGACGCTGCGACTCAAGAACAAGCAGAAGGAAGTGGCCCGTTACGCCCGTGACCTTTTGCGAATGATGCTCGAGTTGGCCGCCTCCAAGTTCAGTGAAGAGACCTGGGCCAAGATGACGGGCCTGCCGTTTATTACCTCGGCCAAGCTGAACGAACTCACCGCGATTCATCAGGCACTCAAAGCCCAACTGCAAGCGATGCCGGCTCCGACGCCTGGTCCGAATGGGGAGCCTCCACAACCGCCCCAAGAAGTCATGCAGCTGCAACAGATTGAGCAGCAACTTCAAGCGCCGAAGTGGGCTGAGGTCATTGGCCTCCTGCGCGATGACATGCAGCGGGCCTACCGCGTGGATATCGAGACAAATTCTACGGTGGAACCGGAAGCGGCTGAGGACCACAAGCACATTCAAGAAATGATGATGACGTTGGGCCAAGTGCTCCAAGGGCTCACGCCGTTAGTCGTCTCAGGCACCATGCCATTCCAAATCGTGCAAGACCTCTTGCTGGTGATTGCCCGCCGCTACCGCTTCGGGAACGAAATCGAGGACCACATCAAGGCCATGCAGCCGCCGAAGCCACCGGATGAGAACGGCGCAGAGCAAGTGAAGAAGGAAAAAGAGTTTGCCCAAAAAGAAATCCAGATGAAGCAGAAGGAAGCGGAGGGGGCCATCAAGTCCAAAGACCTGGATCACCAGATGAACGTGAAGCATCGGGAGATGCAGTTAGCCATGAAGGAAATGCAACTGCAAATCCGTGAACTCCAGGCGCAACACGACAAGAGCATGGCCGAGATGGATTTACGCATGAAGGAACAGATGGCCGGCAAGAACATTCAGATGAAGGGACAGGAAGCGGCCTTCAAAGTGAAGCAAGCGCAGCAGCAGTCCCAGCAGCAACGTCAGCAACAGTCACAGCGGAGGTCAGCATGAGGTGTCGATGGGTTCTACTAGGTATTGTTCTGTGCCTCTGGCCGGCGCTGTCGTTTGGCCAGCAATTGCAGTCGCAGCCTGTCCATACGTTTCAGAGTGCAGCCACGGCAACTGGCAATGGCGAATCACTTGCGGTGCAAGGATGGGCCACAGTCGGCCTCCAGGTGGTGATTTCCGATACCGCAACCATCACTTTCGAGGCAACTACCGATGGATCGAATTGGGTCAGCCGAACCTGCGTCTCGATTGCGAGCACGTCAGCGGCACTCGTCACGACTGCCTCAGCGAGTGGGTTATTTTCCTGCGATGTCGCAGGCATGTCCAGCTTCAGGGCCAGGATTTCTTCCTATACGGGCGGGACGGTCACAGTAAAAGGGTTGGCGACCCTCGCAAAGAAAGGCGGGGGCGGCGGTGGATCAACCGGCACCGCCTCAGCAGTCACCAGCAGTGGCACGCTACCAGCGGCCTGCACCATTGGTGATGTGTACGTTGATAACGATCTAGTGGCGCTCTATCTGTGCACCGCAACAGATACATGGACGGCTGTTCTCACCAGCGAAACGCAAACACTCCAACTCGCCTTCGCTCAGGGCAAGGCCATTACCGGCGCAAACTCTGAAGCCAACTGCTTTCGAGCGGGTACGTCAACCAATTATTACTGCATCTATTCCGATGCTGGCACTGGGCTTTATGTGAAGCCTGAACCGCTGGCTGACACCACGTTAAGAGCCTGGACGAATTTCAATTTGGTTTTTCGGGATGAGGAATCGGCCGCAGCCATAGAGACGATAGACCCTGACGCAGCTTCCACCTTGGCGATGTGGACCTACGGCACGGCCTATCGTCCCAAGAAAAGCATCTGGTTTGACGCGGGGTCCATCTCGACCAACTCAACAGCAACAGACGGCCAGCGCTGCGAAGCTCCTGCGGAAGTCACGCTCAACAGCGGGCCGATTACGTGGACGATTATCTGCGACGACCATGATTCGGCTTCCATGTACGGGAAAGTACGCATGCCTGATGCATGGGACGGCGGGACCCTCACATTCACTCACGTATACCTCCAGACCGCTGCCGATACTTCAGCCTTAAACGGTGACATTGCGGCTCAGTGCCGAGGCAATGGCGAGGCTCCTTCAAGCACCTGGGGCACTGAAGTCGCCATCGATGACGCCGGTGTAACTGGCAGTAACCAGAATGATGAAACCACGTCGGCGGCGGTGACGCCAGCCGGGACCTGTGCGGCTGGTGACATGCTGTATTGGCGTTATCAGTTAGATGCGACAGGCACGACCACCGCAGTAGCCACGCTGCATCACCTCGGTTTCAAGATGGAGTACAGCATTACCTCACGGAGTGACTAGCCATTATGATGATGCACCTGATTCTTGTCATCGCGTTTCTTCTCTGCATGGCCGCGCCAGGTCGGGCCGCAGTGTCCTGTAGTTTACTAACTTCAGGACAGGACACTACGGACAGAACTTCTGCGGGAAATCCCTACGTCACGGCATCCATTTCTCCAGGCGCGAATAAATTGATTTTGTTTGCGATTCTTGTGAACAGGGGCACAGCAAGCGATACGGCCAGTGTGACACTGACTCCTACCGGAAACAGTCTCACCTACACATTGATTGACCAACAAAACTTTTCGCTGGCTGGCAACCCTGGCGACAAACTCGCACTTTTTCGGGCTATGGGATCGTCACCGACATCTGGGGCGATTTCTATAGAATGGTCACCAGGACACTTCATGTCTGGGGCAGCATGGGCGGTGGTGGAGTGTTCTGGCGTTAATACCTCTGGAACCCATGGATCTGGCGCTGTCGTCCAAAGCGATAAGGACGAACAAAACCCCGGAACAGGACTCACCTTATCCCTGGCCGCGTTTGAGAAAGCCTCTAATGCTACGTTTGCCACCTTTGCCAACGACAGTACCACGGCAGCGACGGTAGCAATGACCCCCGAAGGCGGGTGGACTGAGCTAGCTGAACAGAATTGTACGTGTGGAGCGAGCCAGAATTATTCCATCAATGCTCAGTGGATTGCCTCGAACGATACCACTCCATCCGCTACGTGGTCGAGCGTTGACGCGGCTGGAATCGCGATTGAGATTAAAGCAGTCCCAACAGCGAGGGCTGGGGCAATGGTGATGCCGTGACCATACTTATACTTGTCATGTTTCTTGTGCTGCCGCAGTTGGCTCACGCAGCGACGTATTATGTGGATCGGTCTATTGGCAGCGACAGTAACAGCTCTGTGCAGGCGCAATCGGAGGACACGCCGTGGTTGACGATTCAGAAATGTGCCGATGCCATGACGACATCCGGCAATACGTGTCTCATTAAGAATGGCACCTATCCCGAGCATGTGTGGATCAAATTTAGTGGGGCTTCTGGCTCTCCCAATGTCTACAAGGCGTATCCTGGGCACTTTCCCGTCATAGATTTCGTGCAGCCAAGTGACTCCTTGACGAGCCGTATCCGTCTCCAGCCCACAGCAGGCGGCGTGATTTCGTACATTACCGTTGAAGGCTTGCAAGTCAAGGATGCAAGTACGGCGTTTCAGTTTGCAAACGGCGAAGCCCTGATTTTCCGCAATAACTACGTCAATACCACCAATGCACAGGGCTTCCTCGGTGGCTGCTACAACTGCGTGATCGAGGGGAACAAAATCTATTTTGCTGGCGGGCATAACGCCGACCAAAGCACGTCAAATAGTCAATATCACGGGATGTACCTGAGCGGGCAGAATTGGGTGATTCGGCGCAATCTCGTCGTGGGGTCGCTAGGGTGGGGCCTTCAGATCAACGCGGCCACACAAAGCAACTGCGGGTGTACCACGGCAAATCAGGCTGGGTTTAGCGGCTATGTCGGCAATAACACCTTTGCGTATGGCATCAATCAGGGCGGGATTGTGGTGTGGAAGGCGACGACAGCGCTCCGCATTGAAAATAACCTCTTCTACGAGAACGCGCAAGCCAGGACTGGCACGGCGGTAGGCATCAACTGGGTTGCCCCTTACGGGACACAGACGACGGTCAAGAACAATTATTCCTATTCCACTGGCAATTCCACGGGGTTTATTACGGATTCTGGCGCAGCAGAGAATACGAACTATACGCAAAGTGGGAACCGCTGTAATGCCGGTGGAGATGTAACATGCTCGGCCACAGCCACGAACCCGCTCTTTGTCAACGGTCCCTCCACGTACTCGGCCACTATTGACCTCACGCTGACCTCTACAAGTCCGGTCATTGGAGTCGGGCTGGTGAACGAATACGCTGACAATGGGGCGGCACCGGAGGCGGGAGCGCATGAAACGCTTGGCGGCTATTCCTCTGCGACGGCGAATGAAAGCCATATTGATGTCACGATTGCGATGGACTTAAACGTGCCGCTCTTGCCAGCGTCAGGCATGACAGGGTGGACCGTGAAAGTCAATGCGGTTTCTCGCACGGTACTTTCAGCCGCAAAGCTCACAGGCACAGATAGCGTAGTGAGGATCACGTTTGACGGGGCTGTGTGTGCTGGAGGGGAAACCTGGACGGTTTCATACAGTGGGAGCGGGAATGTGACGGATAGTGCGCTGATAGGCGGGACTTCGAATCAACCGATGTTCGCGTTTACCGACCAAGCCGTGACGAATAACTGTGGCTCGGCTCCACCGCCCGACCCAGAAACGCCCTATTTCCATCTCACGTTGGACGATGGGTCAAGCGGGACGACGCCAACAACCGCCGAAGATGAAAGCGCAAACAATGAGGATGGCACGCTCACGAATGGTCCGACATGGGTCACTGGCAAACTGGGCTCGGCAGTGCAATTTGCCGATCAGGGCGATGACTATATCGCCGTGGCGCATGGCAGCGGGGTGAACCCATCTACACAGTCAATCACCGTCTGCATGGGCGTGAAAATGGACGCGGGATTGGAGGCGGCGACACGGACATTCTTCGGTGCCTCGCTGGGCACGAATCAGCGGTTTTACCTGTCGAATATCACGGGAACATGGTCGATGGCGATTCAGTCCAGCCAAGCGACAAGTAATAGCGATTTCCCCGTCACGGCAGGCTGGCACTATCTCTGTCTGGTGATGAATAGTGGAACTGATGTCGCCACGCTGTACGTCGATGGGGTCGCTGGTACGGGAGCGCAGTCTGTCAAATCATATACGAGTTACACCTTTGCGAGCGACGTGACATTCGGGCGTGCTAATAGCTTTGGCGATTCGGTGTCTGGTGGCGTCACGATTGACGAGCCGCGCTGGTACAACGCGGCACTGTCGCAAGCCAACATTGACGATTTAATTGAAATTTGGGAGCAAACATCACCGACGCCAACCGGCACGTATGAGCAGAAAACGCATAAGTGGCAACGCTTACGAAAAACAGGGGCCGGTGCAGCGGAAGATTTTACGATTAGCGGGACAGCCAATGGCATCACCATTTCGGTCGTCCCTGGTGGGGCTGTGGAATTGGTGACGCAGATTGATTGCACAGCCGCAGATTGCGATCCAAGCGGTCTGAAGCTCTATTACAACGTGAATAGCGGAACATTCATTCCGCTCCCAGACGAATTTGCAACCGACAATGTAGCGTTTTATGGCACGACCAGCGACCCTGACGTGGTGAGCGGAACGGTGACGTGCTGCCTCACGGGGGCCTTAACTGCCAATGACGGTTCGACACAATTAACCGCATCAGCCGTGCCAGTATTTGACATTGCTCAGAACGCCTCGTTTGTTCGCCGCAGTGTGATTAAGTTCGATACCGATGTGACGGTTGGGAATACCTACTGTTTTAAGGAATATCACCAGACGGACGTAGCCCTCAACGGGGGGTACACCCCAAGTGCAGGAGCCTGTCTCACGATTGGTGGCCATAACGCAGGAGTCGGTTTCTAATGCTCATTCTATTCTTTCTGCTATTGTTTGCGACCCCAGTCCATGCGGCTTCAATCATCTGGGACCCTACGGCTGATGGGTTCCTGCTGCTGGAATACAGTGCGGCTGAAGGCGGTCCGTTTACCGTCATTAAGGAGATTCCAGCCTATCCACCGAAATATCCCATTACGGAGTTTGGCTATTACAAACTCACGGTGCCGAACGGTGGGCCATCCTCCAACGTGGTGCGGTACTTTGCCGATGTGGATACAGGCTGGCAGGACGTAGTAGCGGCACTCGATACGAGGGTGAAGATATTAGAAAGCCCTGTCTCAGTTACGAACATGACGGCCAAGCAGATTGACGCTGATCATATTGAGATTATCGGCAATGCCTGTACGTCACTCAGCACCAGTGGCACAGGCTTAAAACGTATCATTACGTGTAAGCACTAATGGCCTATCGTCCACTCAAGGTGTTCATCGGTTGGGACTCCAGGGAAGTCGTGGCCTACCACGTCTTAGTGAACTCCATTATCCGTCATGCCTCTGGGCCGGTCAGCATTACGCCGTTGGTGCAATCGCAGCTGCGTCAAGCGGGTATCTACACCAGAGAGAGAGGGAAGCTCGAGAGCACGGAGTTTTCCTTAACCCGCTTTCTCGTTCCCTATCTCTGTGACTACGGGGACTATGCGGTGTTCATGGATTGCGACCAGCTGGTGCGAGGCGATGTCTACGACCTGGTGAAGATTGCGAAGGCTGATGACCACCGCTGCGTATGGTGTGTGCAACATGACTATACGCCGACCACTGAGACGAAGATGGATGGCTGTGTGCAAACCAAGTATGAGCGGAAAAACTGGTCCTCAGTCATGGTGTTCAGAAACAAGTTCTGCGACAAGCTGACGCCTGGTTATGTGAACACGGCGACTGGGTTGGAACTCCACCGGATGCACTGGGCCGGCGCTCCCGAGAACATCGGCAAGTTGCCGGCCGAATGGAATCATCTCGTAGGGGAGTTTCCGAAACGTGAGGACGCGAAGCTGTACCACTACACGATTGGCGGGCCGTGGTTCCGCGACCATCAATTCTGTGACCATCACGACCTCTGGTATGAGGAACTCGATTACGCCTTCCCAAGTTTGAATGTGCCTAGACCGAAGGAGATGGGAGGTAGCCAAGCGGTACGGCAGCAGACTGTTAATCTGCCCATCGCAGGTTCGACCCCTGCCCTCCCAGCCAAGGTGGTGGCCTGATGCCTCAATATATCTACTTATGTCAGAACGGACATAGTTTCTCCGTATTCAACAGCGTGTCCAACCATTCGCCCATGGAACTCTGTACGCATTGCGGGGAGTTGGCGAACCAAGTGATTACCGCGCCACTGATTGTCAAGGTGGCACAGGATGTCTGCTACGACTCGCCCATCACTGGGGAGCCGATTACTTCATGGGACAGGCACCGCGAAGATTTGAAGCGCCATGACTGTGTGCCCTATGACCCTGAAATGAAAACCGATCAGGAACGGCGGTTCAAAGAGAAAGACGAAGCACTGGACAAGTCTATCGGTGAAACTGTCGAGAAGGCGATTGAACAGATGCCGACATGGAAACGCGCCAAGCTCCATAGTGAGCTAGTGGATCAAGGGGTGACGGCCGAGGTCGCTCGGACCGTTCCAACAACCTAGCAGGAGAGACAATGGAACCAGTAGCGGAAGAAGTCAGTGGCGGTCTGGATGTCAGTGCAATGGCTGAGACGTTAGGCAAGGAACTGTTCCCATCGTCTGGGGCAGAACCCAAGGATGACGCACCGGCTGAAACGCCCGTGCCTTCCCCCACGGAGGCCGCTGTGCCATCCCCTCAGCCAACAGTGCGCCAAGCGCCAGCCTCCTGGCCGAAAGACATGCATGACTACTGGGGCAAGACGGACCCGAAAGTACAGGAGTATTGGGAGACCCGCGAAAAGCAAATGATGGAAGGGTTGAACCAGTACAAGACGGATGCCGATTTCACCAAGCAGTTCAGGAACGCCGTTGCCCCCTACAGCCAAACGCTGAAGCAGTTAGGCGTAGATGAAATCACAGCGGCTCGGCACCTGTTCAACGCTGACCATCAACTACGCTACTCGCCAGCCGAGAAGAAACTTGAGTACTTCAGGTCATTAGCGAAGGAATATGGCATCAGCTTGGACGGCGTGAATCAACAGGCCGCACCGATAGACCCCAATGTGAAAGCAATGCAGGAGAAGATTGAGCGGCTTGAGCAAGGGTTGACAGCCCGCGAGCAAGCCGAGCAGCAGGCGGCCTTTAATCAAGCCGCCAAAGAAGTCGAGGCATTCGCAGCGGATAAGGACAAACATCCCTACTTTGAGGAGGTGCAGGATCACATCACGCTCCTTCTCCATGGGATGCGTGCAGCCGGGAAGCAGCCCTCTCTACAGGAGGCGTATGACCAGGCTGTATGGGCCAACCCCGTGACGCGAGCCAAAGAGATCGCTAAGGCGCAAACAGCGCATGAGGCGAAGCTCAAAGAGAACGCACGGCTGGAATCGTTACCGAAGAAGAAAGCCGCTGCGTTGAACGTCAATGGTCGTGACACCAAACGGACTCCAACAGAGCCATTGGGAACGATGGAAGAGACGCTCAAGAAAACGTATCGAGAGATTCAAGAGCGTGCCCACTAAACTCTAGAAGGAGACGAACATGGCATCAGCCAATTCGACATTTACGGAGCTGGTTACGACCACGCTCCGCAATCATCGTGCAGAAATTAAAGACAACGTGTCCGAGCGGGTGGCCCTCCTGCGTTACATGAAGAAGAAGGGGAACTATCGGACGGAAGATGGTGGTCTGACCATCGTCGCTCCGCTGGATTATGCGGAGAACGGCACCTACCAGCGCTATAGCGACTGGGATGTGCTGGATATCAGCCAGTCCGATGTGCTGAGTGCAGCGGAATATCCCTGGAAGCAGATTGCCATTAACGTGGTCGCTTCCGGTCGTGATATTCGCATCAACAGCGGTGAGTCCAAAATCATGAACTTGGCGAAGTCGCGCATCAACAACGCCAAGCGCACGTTCATGAACAACTTCTCTGAGGATATGTATTCCGCAGGGTCGTTGACGAACCAAGTGAACGGTATCCAGGCGATTATCGCCGATACCAATACGAATACCGTTGGGGGTATCTCAGCCAACACTTGGAGTTTCTGGAGAAACACCGTATTCGATCTGTCTGCCAATTCCGTGACCATCTCCGCAACCACGATTGAGAATAGTGCGATGCTCCCGCTGTGGCTGTCGATTGACCGTGGCCCCGGCGACCATCCAGACCTCATCGTGATGGATAGCGTCTACTACAAGCATTTCGAGGGCTCACAGACATCGCTCAAGCGGTATGCCGATAGTCAGGCTGCCAATGGCGGGTTTGTGGCGTTGAAGTACAAGAATGCCGATGTGGTGTTCGATGGCACAGCAAGCGGGATCCCCGCTTCGCACGCCTACTTCATCAACACCAACTATTTCGAGTTGGTGGCGCATAAGGATGCGGATATGGAAGTGCTCGAGGAAATCCGGCCGGTCAACCAGGATGGATCCGTCACGACAATGGTGTGGATGGGTAACCTGGTCTGCTCGAACCGGAAATTACAGGGTGTGATTATCGAATAAGCGCATCACATGGCTTACACGACAACCAACCCTTCTAAAGGAGAATAACCATGGCAGTAGCTTCCAAAATCATTTCCCCGCTGGTGACGCAAAAGCTCACGTCAGCCAGCGACACCCAGAAGCATGAACTGGGCTTGATCGTGCATACCGACTGCGGCGGGGTGGCCGAGTATGGCTTGGCCCTCTCAGCCATTTCGCAGTATGCGTTTTGTGCCATCTACGAGCAGGGTTCAGCAGAAATGCTGACCACCACGATTGGGGCCGATGCCGGCACCAGTAAGAAAGTGGGTTGCCCGCAGGCGTCCATAGCCTCCGCGTATTACGGATGGTTTATGCGCCAAGGGGTGTTCGTCGGGCGGTTTGCAGATGACTGTGCGGATCAGGTGCCGCTGTTTACCACAGCCACCGCTGGCGAGTTGGACGATGCAACAGTCTCCAACTGCTTAGTGGCTGGTGTGTACCTGAACGTCACCGCGTCGTTGGCAACAGCATTGACCTGCTATGCCAGCACACCGATGTACGTGCATCCGTACACGAACCCAGCGTAAGGAGTGACATGACGGGAACCGACATCCAGGCAACGAAGATTGTGAAGATTGATGTGTCGCAGTTTGGCGCGGCTGGGCAACATATCGCCGCCATTCAGCGCAACAGTCAACGCGGTCTGCCTGAGTTGGCCCCGTCAGTCATTGCCCACGATGGAACCATGGTGTTGGTGGGGAGTGGTCATTCGCTCCCCACCTTCATCGAAGAAATCAGGGAACAGCAGGCGAAGGGCCGGACGATTTGTGCCATTAAAGGCTCACATGATTTGCTCTGTGAGCACGGCATTATTCCAGATCTATTCGTCTCAATCGAGCCACGGGATAGGCGAGGGAACCTCAAGCATAAAAATGAGCATACGGTTTACCTGCTCGCCTCCCGTGTCTCTCCTGAAGTCTTTGACCATCTCGATGGCTGCAAGGTGATGATTTGGCACTCAGCGGGGCATCAGTCAGAGAATGAAGTCACGCTGAAAACGGCTGGGAAAAATCTCATTCTTGGCGGCGGGTCTACTAGCGGCCTTCGCGCCATTGCGCTCGGGTACTGCTATTTCGGCTTTCGGAATTTCATTCTCTACGGCTACGACTCCTGCAATGCAGCCGATGGCACCAAACGATTTGACGGCTCCATGACGGGCATCACCCATCCCCCTATCTTCGTTGGCGAGGGTGAACACCGGAAGGGACCATTTATCTGCAACATGGCCATGGCCGCACAAGCTGAGGAGTTTCAACTCTGTACCTACGGCCTCTTTCCAGACATTCACATTGAAGCCAGAGGCAACGGCTTGATTGCCGCGATTATTGAGGAAAGGAAACGCCTTGGGAAGCGAACATAAAGCCGTCTTTATTCATCGTTCCGGTCCTGAGTTAGCCAGTTACCGCTATCGGGCCGAGATTCCAGCCAAAGCCATTGGAGCCTGTGTCAACGGTGGGGAACCAGGCCATGTCTACATCTTCAATAAGCCGATTCATGCCGATGTGGAGTTAGCCAAGGAATGTAAGGCTGAAGGCGTCAAGGTGGTGGTGGATATTGGGGACGACCACTTTAACCACGCTGTCTGGGGTCCGGTCTATCGGGAGATGGTGGGACTCGCTGATTTCCTAGTCGCTCCTACGGAAAATATGTCCAATAGGCTGGTCAAGTATTTCGGGAAGCCTGCCGATGCCATCATTCCCGACCCCTACGAGGAAGCTCTGCAATCCCCCCATGCAGCTGGGCAGAAATTGCTCTGGTACGGCCATCCAGTGAACCTCAAGGATTTGAAAGAGTGGTTGCCGTCAATCAAGGACTTTGATGTGACCATTGTCACAGGCAAAAACCACGGCCTCCCACATGACTACCTGCAATGGTCGCCTGAAGTCCAGACCCGTGAACTCCAAAGGGCCAACATTGTGATTCTCCCTACCCGTAAAGGGGTGGAGTTCAAGAGTGCTAATCGGCTAGTCAATGCCTTACGTGCCGGCTGTTTCCCAGTCTGTGGGGGGCATATTCCATCCTATCAGGAGTTCCGTAAGGTCGCCTGGGTAGGCAACTTTAGTACAGGGCTCCGGTGGGCAACCGCCTACCCGCAGGACTTGAATGCGTTAGTAGCCGAAGGGCAGCAGTATATAGAGAAGTTCTCCCCTGAGAATATCGGGAAACTCTGGCAGCAAGTAGTGGATTCGCTATGCGTTTGAATGTTGGTTGCGGCGACAAGCTGATACCTGGCTTCACCAATGTAGACCGCAACGGCTCTGCCGATGTGAAGTCTGACGCATGGCCGCTCCCGTTCGATACGGACTCCGTTGCTGAACTCTGGGCCATCCATCTCTTTGAACACATCCACCGCAGTAAGGCGAGTGAATGCCTCACTGAATGGTTCAGAGTGCTCAAGCCTGGTGGGAAGTTGGTCCTAGAACTGCCCTGTTTGGACAAGATTGCTCATCTGTTAGTGGCTGGTGAAACGAATATCAGGCTGACGCTGTTGGGCCTCTTTGGGGATCCAAGAGACCCAAAGCCTGACATGATGCACCAATGGTGCTGGGGACAGAAGGAACTGACGGAAGCGCTCACCAGCGTAGGCTATGAACAGATTACGTTTATGGAGCCGGTGTTCCACATTGCGAAGCGGGATATGAGGGTGGAGGCACGTAAGCCGTAATGGGCACCACTGACGTAAAAGACGGTTACGCCTGTCGCCTTTGCTTTGGGGCCTGTCGTGTCATGCTGGAATTAACGCCGACCCCGATAGCGAACAGCTTTCCTGACTATCCCGATAGCTACGCCAAACGCTACCCCTTAGCCGTACAGGAATGTTTGGAGTGCGGCCATGTGCAACTCAAGCATCAGGTGTCAGTGGATTGGGTGGATTACCGCTATCAGACACCGGAAGCGAGCCGACCCCATTTAGCCGATGCGGCCGATGCCATCAGAACCGCCTTCCCGTTTTTCAAAACGGCCATAGAGATTGGCAGTAATAACGGCATCTACCTGGAGGAGCTACGCCGAGTGGGATTTGAAGTCATCGGCATTGACCCGAACGCCAAGGTAGGGATTGCCGCACCATTTACCCATGACCTCGCCAAGAAGCTCGAGCCGGTTGACTTGATTGTAGCCAACAACGTCTTGGCCCATGTAGACGATATGTACGATGTGTTCAACGGCATTGACCGCGTATTGACGGACGATGGAGCCCTGATATTTGAAGTCCAGTACTTCCCAGACATGATGGCGTCCGGTGCGTTTGACATGATTTACCATGAACACCGTGACTACCACACCATGAAGCCGCTGCCACGCTTCCTGAAACGCTTTGGTCTGGTCATTGAACAAGTGGATTTCATCGAGACGCATGGCGGGTCTCTGCGGGTGTGGTGTCGCCGTCCCGGTCTCGGCCTGGATGTCGATGACATGGACATGGACTGGCGAGCCTTCAAGCACAAGATTGATGAGGCACGGCGGGTACTCATCGCACAGTTAGACCAAGCGAAGTCCCACATTGTAGCACTTGGAGCGACAGCCAAAGCCTGTACGCTCATTCATCACTTTGGCCTCACCGACTATATTGACTATGCCGTGGATAGTACGCCGCAGAAACAAGGCCGCTACATTCCCGGCACAGATATAGAGATTCACCGACCCGATGTCCTCAAGAACGATCCTGATGCTGTTGTCCTGCTGACTGCGTGGAACTTTGCGGATGTCATTGTGCCGCAATTTCCCGATAAGCAGTTCATCATTCCCTTTGCCAAACCCGTGGAGGTTCTCGCATGAGTGCTGTGGTCTCTGAACTACGTGAGCGGTCTGAACGTCCTGCCTATGTGCGCTTTGAAACGCGCCCGCTGGAAGATAAGAAAGCCTCGGAAGAGGCGGGTCATTATGTCGCCAAGGATGTGGAGTTTGCCATCATCACCCCCTGCTATAGCAAGGACGAACTGCATTTCAGGGTGGATAAGTGGATGGTCCAGATGGATGACCAAGTACGGAATGGCCGGATGCCAGCGGAATGGGCGAAGCAGTACAAGCAAGCGTATCAGGCGTGGAAGGAAGGGCTGGAACTGCCGCTGAACGGCACCCCCATTAAAGGCTGGCCGATTCTCTCGCCCGCCATGCAGGAGAATTTGATCCGGCTCAACATCAAGACCGTGGAAGATTTGGCCGGCATTAACGATGACGCGGCCAAGATGATTGGCATGGGCGCTATCAATCTCAAGAATAAGGCGAATGCGTGGTTGTCCCAGGCGAAGGATAAAGGGCCTGCCACGATGGAGATTGCACGGCTCAAGCAGCAGACGGAAAACCAGAGCTCACAGATTGAAAAGCTGACCGCACAACTGGAGGAGTTCAGGCAAGCGCTGAAGTCCAAGCGGAAGAAGGCCGAACCGTCCGATGAGGAGTAAGCCATGAGTCTGTTGACCATTATTCAGTACCACGCTGGCCGGACCAATATCCCGGTGCCTTCTGCGGTCATGGCGAACATTGCCGACACGCAGATACTCCAAATGGTGCGGCTCCTCGAGGAGGAAGGCACGGATTTATCGAAGCGTGGCGACTGGGAAGGCATTACCTTTGAAACAACGCACACGACAACGGCGGCTGAGGATCAAGGGGCAATGACAACGCTTTCAACCAACGGCTTCCGCTCTATCAAGAACAAGACGTTTTGGGACAGAAGCAGCAACCTTCCAGTAAAAGGCCCACTATCGCCAACACAGTGGCAGCGCGTCAAGGGCATGAGTTCCTCGCTTTCTCGTTACCATTACCGGATTCGCGCTGGAAAACTCTTAATTACTCCAACTCCGCCAGCAGACCTCACCTTCGCCTGGGAATACCGCTCTAAAAACTGGATTCTCGGGGCAGATGGGAGCACCTACAAGCAGTATTTCACGCTCGACACGGACACCATCTTACTGCCGGAAGATTTGGTTATCCTGGGTCTCCGGTGGCGATGGAAAAAAGAGAAGGGCCTTGAGTATAGCGAGGATTTCAATAGCTATGAGGCCCAAGTGAAGCAAGCGTTAGGCGAGGATGGAGGGAAGCCTGATTTACACATGGATAGCGATACTGAACGGGCCTCGTTCGGTATTGTCGTTCCCGAAATGAGCTGGGATCTCTAGGGAGGTATTTTATGTGGGGATTCATTAAGCGAGTATTCACCAACCCGACTCCTTCAGTTGGCATCCAGGCCAATCCACTGGTGATTGGGTCAGCCAAGCATCAACGCAATCTCGAGCGGATTTCACGCATTAAACAGGCGATTGCAGCCGGTGATAAGCGCAGGGAACTGAAGCAGGAATTAGCGAGACGTGAAAAGGAGGCCACCTAATGCCAGCCGTCACACTCAACCTCTATGACATTTTTCGGCGTAAGCAATCCAGCGGCAACGGGGCGGTCAATCTGTCCTCCGTCACCGTCAAGTGCATGATTGTGACCGGCACCTATACGCCGAACCAGAACACGCACGATTTCAGAGATGACCTGGGAGCCAACGAAGTCTCGGGATCTAACTACACTGCTGGGGGCAATGCGATGATAAATCCAGTGGTGAGCTTGAGTGGCGCTGGACTCGTCACGGTTGACTTTGATGACCCAGCGACCTGGGCGCAACATGCCACAGGATTTAGTAACGGACGGAGAGCGGTGGTCTATGTCGCACGCGGAGGTCTTTCAAGTGCTGATGAATTGATAGGCTACACCGATGATTTCGGTGCAGACAAAGGCAACGTGGATGGAGACTTCAGCGTAGCGGTCAACGCGAG